CTTTGGCTTTTCCAGCCATCGATAGCAACGGGGTTGATGTTGGGTCTACGCTGTAAACCAGATCAATCAAATCTTCGCGGATACCCACGGTTTGATAGGTCTGGTACGTATTGGTAGGGACTGTCATTTTCTAATCTCCTTTGAGCGTCAAGTCCATCCTTCACGCTCAGCATATTCTGCAAAAGCCGCCGCACCATCTGCGTTGTTGTGTGTTTTACGCAGACGTTTGGCCGCTTCTTTTAGAGCGTCGGGTTTACCGCGCTCCACGCGTACACCGGGTTTCACTTGTTTGGGTGCAGCCCGGACCTGTTTGTTTACCAGTGGTTTAGCGGCAATGAGAGCACGATAACGCGCCGCGTCGTGGGCAGCCACAACAATGCGGTGGTCAACTATCGTGTTGATATCGTCATTGGTAAATCCTACCTCGCGGAGATAATTGGTAATGGCCGCGAAATCCTTCTTACGCGTATCTTCATTTGCCCAGGTGGGCATCTGTTCGGTCAAGACCTGCATTTCTACGGCAACTTTAGCTTGCGTCTGCTGTTGAGCTTGGCTAGCGAGCTGCTGAGACTGCTGTTGGACTTGATTTAGATATGCCGCAAGCTGACTTTCCCTGTCCTGATACGCAATGCGCTTGGTGGCATACTCGACTGGATCAGTGGCTTGTAGCGTTGCCCAGTCGACGTTTCTAAACTCGTTCATGATCTGTTGCCGTCCGGCTTCTGCCAGCGACGAGATCATCTGCAACTGTTGAGTAGCACCCTGTATGAATTGCTGACGCTCCGTTTCAATCTCTTTGAGCTTGTTCGATACTTCGATGCTCTTATTGTTTACATGGCTTTCGATCTGATAGGACTTGATAACGTCCTTTAATGTTATCTCGGTTTCCTTGCCATCGACTTTGACCGGGACCTTGAGGTTATAAAGCTCATCCGGCGTCGTGTCTAATTCTTTGGCCAGTTCCGCAATGGATTGTACTGTGGGGACATTCTCACCCTCAACTACACCGCCAGGCGCTTCTTTCGGTTCGGATTCGACTTCCAGTGGCTCCTGTTCTGATGTAACCTCGACATCTGATTGCGCCTTGGGTTCCGGCTTAGGCTCAGCCTTAGGCTCAGCCTTGGGTTCTGGCTTGGCATCAGTCATATACGTATCGAAACGTGACTCAAGCGATGGTGCCTGAGAAACGCCCGAATCAGGGGTAGTTTCCATTGGATTTTCCAGTTAGTTTAGTTGCGCTGCCACCATTTACGTGCGCGTTGTTCGGATTCAATTTGTAGCGTCGCCATCTTGCCGGTCGTCATCGTATCCTCCATGTTCTTACGCAGGATATGCGCAAGCTGTTCCATTAAAATCAAGCGGGTATGGGTCTCTGTAGCGGTTAAAGGTGCATTGCGCCTGGCATTCGCCAAACCGGCATGCAGCTTTGTCCATGCATGCTGCCATATATCGCTATTGATGATAAAAGCAGCGTCATTGCCCCGTCGTTGTTCAAGGTCGGGATTCATTGATTAACAGCCTGTTCGGTAGCACGAATATCGGATTGTATGGCTTGCGGCTGAGAACCGGCTTTTAATGCCGCTGAGGCAATATCGGCCACAAATCCCAACAATGCCTTATTCTGCGCCAATTCGAGCTGCCCACCATCCTTTTGTTGTTGACGCGCAATATCCAGCTGATTCTTGAGCGCCGATATCTTGGCTTCCAGCACGTTCTGTTGCGTATCCGATTGACTTTGCGCGCCTAGCCGCTGCATTTGTAACTGATGATCCATTTGCGCCGCTTGCGCATCGGTCTGGGCTTTTAACTGCGCGGCTTGCAACGTTGATTGCGCACGTATCTGAGCCACCTGCAATGCCGGCGGAGGGCCATGCATCTTGGCAATCTGCTGCGATAGCTGTTGGCCTTCTGGTGAAGCAGGGTCTACGAAATACTCGCCTGCAGCCGCAGTTCCCAGCAACAGCTGGACTGTGTCTTTAGCCAGGTTAAATGCCTGCTGCGGACCACTGATACCTATCGCCATCGCATCTTTCATCATCTGACTGATGACGCTGAGATTCACGCGCTTTTCTTCGTTGTTGCCGGACCCGAGGCCCACATTGATAACCACATGATTGCGTGTATGCCATGAGCGCGGGTCGACAGTCACCCATTTACCACGCAACTTTACTGTCATCGGCTCATCCTGGTGGCGGATAAGCTCGTTATGAATTTTCCTGAACATGTCCTTAATGCCTTCAGCGAGAAGCCGCGCGATCATCTCGATTTTGAGACCTGCGGCGGCCATACCCGCGAGCTGCCCTCCTTTGGTCACATTCTGCAGCGCTTCGGGGTCCATCCCAACCGTATCTTTGCCGACCCCCGTGCGCATCTCGCGTAGAGAATCCACGTAGGCAATCATCGGCATCATATCGCTGAGGATATTGTTAGATTCAAGCGGCATGATACTTTCAGAAGGCGGCCCATCCGAACGAACAACACCCCCGGGCCTGTTCGTCAGTAAATCGTCCGCGTTGACTTTGTTATAGTCGATTGCTGTGCGCGTATTGTTGGCGAGATAGATATTATCCAAAGACTGGCGGATCAGCGTGCTTTTAATCAACTGGAGATCGGCTAGCAGGTCATAGAGACTAAATCCAATATGGCGGTGTGGCATTCTCGACGGGACGCCGGATACGATGCAACCCTCCTCGATTTCCTCATTCTCAAGAATTTTGGTGTTACTGCCACCTACCACGATTCTGCGCAATTCAGCAACACCGTCGCCGTCAAAGTCAACTCGGACGATGCACTCGTGGATTTCAACCTCAACCATGCTCTTGTCGGATGTCTCCTCAGTTGTCTGTTCATCCAGCACGCTATCGCGCGCAAGCTGGATAATCTCAGTCCAGCGCGGTGCGCCCGGTTCCAGCGCCATGACATCGTCTTCATCGTACTCGTCCTGTATGAGTTCAGAGCGCGGTTTCCTGACCCGATGCGCGTAGAACGGCGATTTATCCAAGCTGCCAGAGGTACGCGGCGATACCAGCATTTCTTCGGGTGGGACTGCCGTAATGACGACATGGCCGCCGTTTGTGATGCGCCTTAACTTGATGTCATAGAGCATCGGCGCGGTCGGCGTTGGCTGCGGCGGTTGTCCCGGCATCATTGGCATCGGTGGAGGCGCAACCCAGCCGGGAAACGGGTATTCGCGTTGGCTGACGATCTCCAGCTTTTCGTTATCGTCTTCAGGTTGCATGAGCAACCCAACTTCGTCCTCACTGAGGCCGGTGTAGTTCTCAATCTTGCTTTTGCGCGCCTTTTCGTAATAGGTCTTGATATACCCATTACGCAAAATGAGCGCGTCTTTAATGTAATCGTGCAGGATTGTCCATCCATCATTCAGCTGCATGAACACATGATTGACGACATCCGATTCTTGATCTGCAAGATTCTCGTCATCGGCACCTTCCGGCTCGAACTTGCACGCTTTATCAGTCGCAAGGAATACACGCATCAGCTGCGGAAGTATCCATTCAACTGTATCCCGAAGTTCGGGTATTACAATCTGTGAGCGGTCCTGCTGTTCATTGCCGAATGGGCGCGCATAGTAATAATTCAGCGCATCATAGCGGTCAATCTCCAGGGTTGTGAGCTTGGATGTTTTTGGGCCTCCAAGCCCCACACCACCTTGAGCGACGGATGATCCCATCGCCGAGGCCTCGTAATCCTTGAGGATCGCCAGGAGTTCTTGGTCGCCCATCTTAGCCACTTTTTTTATCCTTGGGGGGACGACCAGGTTTAGGACGCGCAAGCAGCGCTTTAACGCGCGCTTCCAGTTCAATCACGCGCTTCTCCAGGTCCAGCAATAGTATATTTTCTCGTATGCCCATCTTATACCCACTTTACTTTTGGATAGTTGATCGGTTCCAGTTTCAATGCAGCACCGCCTTTCTTGAAACCCACCGCAAAATATCGGGCTGCATCCGCTGCGTGCGATGCCCAGTCGTGTAATGGCGTGGGCTTAAATTCTTTCCGGCGATCATCCCACTCTTTGCGGTAGTTCCACAATGATTCAAGGCCGCGCTTGCATTTAATCGGATCAATCCAACTCTGCGGCAACAACCGGCGTAAGGCATCGACACCATCCATCACACCAAGTTTCGGAGCGACAACGAATCGGATGCCCAACTCTTTGGCCACTTCGAGCCTGCTTTTGCCTGTGCCCAGTTCAGAGACTCCGATATCGTGCGGCGCGATATGATCCGCGTAGATATACGGTTTTTCTTTGACGACCTTGACGTAATGGCTTAGCGGTTCGCCTGAAGATTCATAGTAATCAATCCAATGCAGTTCCTGTCCGACCGCTTGAACAAACCAGATCGCTGTTGAATCCGTGAACCCCAAATCCCATGCCGTATAAACCGGCGAGCCGGACTGATAGGGGATATTCGTAAGGCGTTTATCATCCCGCGCTTTCGATAACTCATCGGAATAGTACGATCCAACTAAACCGGCTTCAAAACTGCAATAAAATTCCTGCTCAATCATGTCCTTTGACATGCCTGAAAGACGTTCTTCTTGCACCGCAGCTTCAGAGATAATGCCGGTATCTCGGATTGTCAGCAGTTCTGAGTACCAATCGGGATTCGCGAGTGCGATCTGATACAAATCATAGCCGTGATTCTTACCGCGTGGCGTATAGATGAATATCGCCCAGCCGCCGTTTTCAGTCAGGATGGGGCGCAGATATTCCCAGGCTTGCGGGTCGGCAACACTGTATTCGCTGAAGACCACACCGATGGGATTCGCTCCAATCAGCGCGTTATAGTTATCGGACCCAACCACTTGCCAAATAGAGCCGCATTTCAGCTCTATTTTCATTTCGTTTTTATTGACATTCGCCCGGATCGCTGCAGGAAATGCCTGGTCTATAACGCGGCGACCCTGCCGATCGATCGCATCCCATATCACTTTGCGTCCCTGCGTCGCAGTTGGCAGCATGTGCCAGTATGTACCTTTTTTTTGATGGGCGGCTTTAGCTGTGTAATTGATGCTGCTCGAATCTTTCCCGGCTCGACGATGCCACACAGCTACTGCGCGTTTTTTTGCCGGAATCCAATGCTTGCAATAGAGGCAATTGATGGCGCTCAGGCTCCCAATCGTGTGGGATGAGTATTTCAGCCATCAGGAATCAGCCATCAGGAATCGGCCATCAGGAATTGAGAGTTATCTGCTGCTGAGGCGCTTCGATGACATTCTCTGCATTCTGCCCTGTATTCTGATACTGGACAATTTTCACAATCAAGTCGGCCGCTTCAGGTGTGAGATCAACAACCCTCGGTATTAATCGCGCATAAACTTTGATGAATTCGCCGTAATTTTCTTTAGCCCACTCTGTCAGCCGATAGATACCGCCGCATTGAGCGAATGCGCATTCAAAAGCATATTTCGCCGATTTGGTAAATTTGTTCTTTACACCTTTTGGTCGGCCAAAGCTGGTGAGATTACTATGAAAATTAGCTTTTTTTTCTTTAACTTTGTTGGATTCACTAGACATAATGACGCCTTCGTGGGTAGTCTCATAAATATTTACAATTTCATGAACTGATCGTGAGTCATCGTGTGTGGATTGATTGGCTTGTCTTTCTTTGGGGTTTTTAGCTTTCCCATTTTGGGGGCCTCATCCCCATCGGAATCTTCACCGAGTTTCTTACGTGCCTTCGTCTTAATCCGGGATTCCTCTGCGGGACTGATATTTCCTTTTTCCTCGCTGTAGGGCGCAAGCTGGAGGGCTTTGCGCGCGTGCGCTTTATCGGGGATTGGGAAACTGCGTCCAGGTCCGGCAAATACTTTTGATGGAAGTGATTTACGCGCTTTGGTTGAGAGCTTCATAGACGATCTCCACACACACGAAGGGATTCTGGCAGTAATTTATAGGTGTTATCCGGTAATTTGTCAAGTGGTGGTATTTTGGGGTTGTAGCCCTGAGTCGGTAAAGTCGTTCATCAAACGTAGAAAAGGAAGGTGATGCTTATGTTATGAGCGGCGCCCTTCTTAGCAAGGGCGAAGGGTGGGGTAACCCATCCCAACAACCGGTAAGGCCGAGAGGAATGTTCCTCTCGGCTCTTACCTTTAGAAGTTTACTCTATTTTTGGAGGACTTCCAATGAGTAATGAATCTAGTTCTGTAATTGACTACACAAATGTTCTGGCTGATCTAAAAGCTAGACGCGTACAACTGGATACTGCGATTGCTGCTATTGAACAGCTTGCGGGAGTGCCGTTGTCTGGTACAGCATCAGCCACAGCGAGCGGTACTGCTTCCCTGACAGTTGGCGAAGAGCAAGTTAAGGATGATAGTTTTTTTGGTTTGAGCATCCCTGATGCTGCCAGAAAATTCTTGGGTATGAGGAAGCGCCCTGCCTCAACTCCAGATATTGCGGATGCGCTCAAGCGTGGTGGCTTGACTACGTTGAAGCCAGAAACCTTTGCGAATACTGTGGGTTCTGTACTCAATCGCATAGGTAAAAATGAGGGTAGCATCGTTAAAGTTGGACGCGGTAAATGGGGTTTGGCGGAATGGTATCCAGGCCGCAGGAA